TATTTGGCGAAGAAGTATGGCATACATGTGGATGAAAAATACGATAAGGAGAAATTCAAGAACATAAAACCCTCAAAACCGAGAGAAATGACAGAAGCAACCAACGACCTTCCGAAAAGAATATGGCCGACTGATACCATCGGATATTTCAAGAACCTGGACGACGACAACCTTGTAAAATGGCTTCGTTCGCTGAAGTGGAACGGATGCCAGCGTGCTAACCTTGAACATGCACTGATTGACTATCATGTAGGACATTGCCATTTCACGAGTGGAGGAAACTTGCATGAGTGGACAATTTGGTGGCAACTTGACGAAAAGAACCAGCTTCACAACGGACACTTCATGAAGTATGGAACGAACGGGCACCGAGACAAGTCGAGCAGCTACAACCAAACATGGTATCATGCAAGGATGAAATATGCAACAGTTGAGCCATTTAATGAGTTGAAAGAGCAAGCAAGTTATTGTCTGTTCGGCCAGCACCTTCTGAACAAGTTTCCACATGCGACAGTCAACATTGTAGAGTCCGAAAAAACGGCCATCATTATGGCAAGTGCTTACGGGAATAGCTATGCAGACGTTTGGATGGCTTGCGGAGGACTTTGGAACCTTACACGCGAACGTTTGCAACCTTTGATTGATGCAGGGAGAAAAATTCAGTTATTCCCAGACAAAGACGGCATAGACAAATGGAAGGAGAAGGCTGTCGAGCTGAGATATAACAATGTGTTCTTCAACACTACCATCGTAGAGAAGTGCTGGTTGCCCATCGACGGAGACAAGGCTGACATTGCAGACATTGTAATCAGAATGCTAAACGAATAACACTTTGAATATGGAAGAAGAAAAAAACTACCGGAAGCAACAGACGAAAGTCCATCCATTCATTCATCATCGACTGGAGAAGATTTCTAAGAAGAAAGGCATAAGCGTGTACGAAATGCTTCAAATGGTATGTGATACGCTTGCCAGGTACATGGACGACCGCCACAACCTCACGCCTGAGATGGAGAAAGCCATGTCTATATTTGAGCACATGGAAGGATGGGCGAACGCCCTAAACCTTGCAGACCCGTCGGTAAAGAAGAAGATTGGTGAAGCAACCTATTTTCTTTACGACCCAGATGGCAAGAAGAAAGGCTGTCGAGCTGTTCACGTGATGCAGCCTTCGTTCGGTAACTGGGAAGAGACAATAAACATTCAGGACATTCTCGAACGAACAATCTGTCTGCTTATGCCAGAACGATACACACGTTTGAGGAAGTTGGCCGTTGATTTTGAGTGCAAAAGCATACTCGAATTAATAGACCATTTAATTGACGCCCATAGTGAAGATGCGGACGTTGAATTTTTCAGGCAAGCGTTTGAGGATGCAGACAGAAGCGAGTACGGAAGAGAGATGTGGAAACAGCCGTTCAAAAGGCATCCGCACAAAGACCCATATTTTCAACAACTAAACCTAAACTTTGACAAAGATGGAAGCGAGACTGAACAACCGTAGAATGTACCTTCAGGAACTGGCCATACTTGGCCTTGTTAGAGATGGAGAGGCAGTACCATTTAACTTTTATGGTAAAACAATTTACAAACTGAAAACTGAAAACCCTTGGGAAAAGACTCCGAACTTTATAAGTCCTTTGCCAAATAAGCAACCAGAACACATAAAGCGAACAAAGATTCCACAGCAAGAAATTCTTCAAGAGATATTCTGATATGAGCCACTTCATCAACCCTATATTTTTGCCAAACAAAGAGGACTGGGAATTGTACGGACAAACGTCTTGTACAATTAAACACTGGCCAGATATGTGGGAGGGAGAGATTGCAGCAGAAGCGGCTTTGTATCGAGAGAGAATGAACCCAACTGTCTATCATTGCCATCCACTTTCCTACATGACGAGAGTGCGGAAACATGATGCACTTATCATTGCGCTTGTACAACTTGCAGAGAAGAACAAATGGCGCAAGGTGTTCGTGTCTCCGGAAACTGGAAAGACTGTATATCGAATAAAATGAGCAGAGATAAAGACTATCAAAGGCTTTTGAATTCAAAGCGCTGGAAGGAGTTGAGAATGCTGAAATTGGAACAATCACCTTTGTGCGAAATTTGTGCTGAGAAAGGTTTGGTTGTTGCAGCCGTTGATGTCCATCACAGACTACCATGCGAAGAGTCCAGCTCACTCGCTGAGATGGAAGCCAGGTGCTTTTCGTTCAGCAATCTTCAAAGCCTTTGTATACAATGTCACGCCGACATTCACCGGAAAGCACGGAGCCACACAAAGGAGTCGCACAAGCAGAGAGAGAAGGAAAGGTTGGAACGATGGTTGTCCAGCCGAAAGCAAACCCTCCGGCACCTTTTTTATTCTAAGACCTTCAAACTCCCAAATCCACTTCTGCTCTTTGGAGTTAAAATATTGAGTTGGGTAAATCTGGTTTTTCCCCGAAGGATAAGATAGGATGGAATGATAAGGAAATCGAACGATATAAGTGAAATATAGACGGTTCGAGCAATATAACGAAATAAGATTTGGAGCGGTGGTGCCAGGTTGGATGACGAGCTGGGCGAGGGGTTGATGACGGAAGCGAGTGATATAACGGAAATGCAGAATAATAACGAATAAAGTTTGAAGATATGCCGAGAAAGATTTTTACGAAGATGCGGTTGCCGGCGGAGCGGCCTGACTGTTGCGCTGACTGTCCGCTGATTGGTGTGGTGCCGATGGACGAGCGTGAGCGGGGTGTGCGTCAAGGGTATTATTGCCTGGGCATTTACACTCTGGACGGGTTTCCGAAGTTGACGAGCAAGGGCATTCATTCGAGTGCGAAGGCTTACAAGGCGATGGGAAGGAAACTGCATTTTGAATGCGACAATGTTTGGGACGCGTGGATGACACTCCCTGGGCGGTTGTTCGGCATTCCGACGGAGGTATATACGGCTTACAGGTTGCCGTACGAGCAAGAACAGATGAGAAGGATGTGTCCGCAATTTAACTTTAGACAATATGGCAAGAACAAGAAAGACAACGCTGAGTGATGACATGCTTCCGCCTGAGAAGTCTTTTCAGGAATGTGTCGATGGTATTCGCCGTAGCATTGAGGCTTTGACGAATAAGGCGCCTGAGCCTTGGTTGAACCAGGCGATTGAGGGTGCAGCGATGGAGGAGCAAGCATTGAGGCACTACCATAGGGGTGTGATGACGTGTGAGCTGTTGCAGATTTCGCCTGGAAGCATGGGCCAAAAGAAGACGGAGGCGAACGTGATGATACCGCACCGTGACAAGTCGAGCCGTACGCTGAACCAGTGGCTGGTGTCGCTTGGTCTGACTGGCACGACGACGAGCAAGGTGAAGGATGCGACTGGGACCCAGGATGATGATGATTTGATGAAGAATTATTACAAGTGACTTTGGTTTACTGTTTACTGTTTACGGTTTACAGAGGAGACCATTTTATTGACGTCAATAACAATAGGAACTATGAAAGATAAAATGCAAACATGGATTCGGACTCTTGAAGAGATTGTAGCCTATTTGAACGAACACCCAGAGAAGGATACATACAAAGCTGATTCGCCACCCGACGATTTCCGCGATGTGCTTTACAATCTGGAAGAACAAATCGAATTGTGGATTGTTGAGTTGAATGGCCCGAAAGACATTGTAAGAATGATTCGAGGTTCACAACCAGTTTATAAAAATTACGTATTTGACTTTCTGACAAAGAAAGGCGTAGGCAGTTACGTTGGCGGTTTCGTTGACGAATGGCGATGGAAAAGTGAAAGCAGCGAGTGTTGGAATATAGATGTCCGTTCGCTTGCTGTGATATACAAATATTATTGTGAACATTAGGAACCATGACAAAAAAGTAGGAACTATGAAAATTTATTTTAATGCGCATTTGACACTACACATGGGTGACCACCGGTGGGCGGTGATTTTCACGCCAGCCATATCTCTTGAACGCTTAGACAGATTCAGTGACGAAAAAGCCTATTATTTTGTCATTCAATGGCTGGTGTTCAGCGCGATGGTAATTGTCACGCGAAAGAAGAAGCCCATTCCAGAAGGGGAATGTAATATAAGTATAGATTAAACAATAGGAACTATGAATGAGAAAGAAATGAGGGCAAAGTACCAGCCTCGCCCACTGGAGAGTCAGGTTGAGTTTGAAGCTGTGATGGAGGCAATGAACCAGGAACAGACTGAGTTGAACCGTCCGTTTATTGACAGAAGGATGGATATTGCAAGAGAACGTCAGTTGTTGAACCTTCAGAAGCATGCCATCAATCAGCAGTTGTCTGCTTTGTCGTTGGAGTATCAGGACATCGAGATGAAGGCTAAGACTGTCAACCGCATGTTCCACGACTTGAAGCATGAGTGGATAGTGATGAACCCGCGTGAGAAGTTTGTGCGCGAGGAGCAATAACTTTTGTTAGGAAAAACTAAAAGAAAAGGAACTATGACAGAGAACCCGATTATCAGATTTTGGCTGTGGTATTACGATATGCTGTGGCAGTATTGGCCGGTTTGGTTGGTGCTGATTGTAATTGCAGTTTATATGATAGAGCGACACTTCTGCAAAAAACAGCGAGAGTGGGACGCTTTTATGGAGAGCGAACGCAAGAGGCTCGAAGAACTTGAGCGTGACTTACAGAAATATCGCAGTCAGAAAGAACGTGACCTATACGAAAAGGATGTGATAGAAGTTAATTCGAAAAATGTTAAACCAATAAAATAGGAACTATGAATAAACAAGTAGAACAGATAAAAGCCAAGATTGAAAGGCTAAAGAAATGGTGTGAAGAACATACGACTGAAAGTTATTCTTGCTATTTTGATGCCTTCAATGATATTGATACATTCATCAACTCTCTCGAAGAAGAACCTGTAAGTGAGGACTTGGAAGAAGAGATACAGCAATACATTAAAAAGCTTGGATTTGGACATGGTGGTTGGGTAGATGGATTAAGTGATGAAGATTTATGTGAGCTTGCTATACACTTTGCTAATTGGCAAAAAGAGCATATGATGGAAGATGCTATTACAACATTCGTTTTTGAAGATAGATTAGCAGGTAGTCCAAAGGTATCTGTTGAACTACCCTATCCAAAATATGAGTTTGGTGACAAAGTTAAAGTAATAATTGTAAAGGATGAATAACTATGACACAGCAAGAAGAAATACCTTACACAAAGGAAGAAATCAAAGGAATGGTTAAGACCATACAGCAACTAAGAAAAAAGAATGAAGAGTTGCGGGAAATAGTGCTTACGTTTATATACAGTGCAAAGCCACCATCCCAAGTTATTGAAGATGTAAGAAAGCGTTTGTTTAACATTGATTGAACGAATAGAAAATAATAGGAGCTATGGTGATAATAAAGACGAAGGATGGTGTGCGGTTTGTGAATGAGGCGGAGTGTTTGCAGATTCGTCACGACCAGAAAGGGAAACGTGTTGAGGTTTTTCTCAAAGGCTGGCAAGAGAGTGCGAGAAGGTTTGACATGGCAAGTACAAGCCTCCTTACGATAGAGGACGTTGAGAGTGTGAGGTATGTGAGTGCTGGGCATGACTTTGAGTTTGACAGTGCTGCGGATGAAGTTGCGGAGCTGCGGCGTCAGAAGGAAGAGTTCTATGAGTTGTGGAGAAACGAATTCGATAATGGCATCATGCTCGAAAACTTCATTAAGTTCACGCTTATGAGGGAGGACGTCGTTAGTGAAGAAACCTTCGGTAAACTTCTGGAAGAATGGAATGCGTTGGCAGATATGATTAAACACAAGCGTGATGAGATTAATGCGAAGTACAAGAAGGAGGGTTGAGTTATGTTAGATGTGATTATACCGTGTTGTGCGGGGGATGTTGGGATGCTTCCGCTGAGTGTGCTGGGTGCCAGGAAGAATGTTGCTGACGGTGTTGGGAAGGTTTTCGTTGTTGGGCCGTGGAGTCTTCAGTTAGAAGGCATGTGCAGTTTGCTTGGTTGCGAGTATGTTGACGAGCGTGATTTTATGGGCTTCGGTCCGGAGGTGTTGGACTTGCCAGAACATGCGAAGGGGCGCGAGAATTGGATTTTCCAGCAGTTGATAAAGTTACGGGGGTATGCTCTGACGACGACTGATAACTATTTGGTGTTGGACTCGGACCATGTGTTATTGCAGCGGCATCACTTTGTGGTTCTGGGTGGTTATCAGTTTTATGTATCGGCGGAGCATCACCTACCGTATTTTTGGGCGATTGACAGATTGCTCGATGGCGTGGAACGTCAGCGCGATTTCAGTTTTATTTCGGACAAGATGGTGATGAACAAGGCGTTTGTGCGTGAGATGCAGGATGAGATTGAACTGAAACACGAGATACGTTGGGAGGAAGCGATTTGCATGTGTTGTGATGATGAGCCGAACGGGTTCTCTGAGTATGAGACATACGGGAACTGGTTGGTTGCTCGTCACCCTGAGCTGGAATTGTACCCTGTTCACGACTACCGGTACCTTGCCAGGAGGGAGGAGAAGATAAGGGAGTGTAGTTACGATGAGTTGGTGAGGCGGTACGGTGACTATAAGTCGGTTACGGAGTTAAAATTTTGATGGGCGTGATGGGCTGAATGGGCATTATAGGAGTTAATAGATAAAAGATAAAAGATAAAAGTTTTGAGTTATGTTAGTAGAGACAATGAACCATGTGGAGGTATATGCGGAGTTGGAGAGGGACCGTGATGCGATGACGCGTTGGTGGCATCATCGTCGTGATGATTTAGTGAAGATGGCTCGTCGTTTCAGTCGGTTCCCGATTATGGTATGGACGGAATATCTGTCACCGAGGAAGGTTCGTTATTTTGTGTTCACTTATATTGGTGGTCGTAACTATTGGAAGCATAATGCAGTGAGCGTCATTGCGCTTCAGAACACATCGAACGGCATACATGCGTATGTGAGTTGGGTTCCTGGCATGAAAATTATTCCTACAACGTTTTCTCCGCATTTCTTCCAGCGTTACGGTGAGCGTATGGGAGTGAAGAAGACTGGCATTGAACTGATAAAGCACTTTTTCACACAGAACCATACGAGCCGCGATGTTGCGGACAAGCGTTTCATGGGTAAGAGTGTGCGCTGGAAGGGTTATGACAGCCTTTGCATTTGTACGACGGAGGGTGTTTGCATGGGTGATATGAAGGACGGTGTGAGCATGATGCGGACTTTCATCACTTACGAGATGGCAAGCGGCATCCAGTCTGGCGAGTTTAATGCTGCGCGGAAGTTTTTGAAGAGTACGGACGAGATGATTGAAGAAAGGCGGAGCCTTTCTAATAGTTGAGAGTTTAGAGACAGTTTACAGTTTACGGTTTACGGTTTACAGTTATGACAAGGGAAGAGAAAGCTAAGATAGTGGGGGCGCTGCGAGAGCGGTTAGCGGATAATGGTTACGGGTTCTTGCGCTCCGTTGGTGCTCAGGCGAGCAAGCTCGGAGTCCCGGTTACGGGTTACAGTTTAGCGCGGGAGGACGGGAAGAGCCTTCTGAGTGTGTTGGGTGAGATTGACGGGCGGTTGGTGACTTATTACCGCGGGTTGATTGAGCAGCCGGAGGTGCATAATGCGTACGAGTTGCTGGGCGGTTTGAAGTGGCTGAGGTTGCTTGCGCAAGCGCAACGCCCCGAGAATTCAAAATTCAAAATTCAAAATTCAAAATTAGAAAGCGGTGAGCGGTTAGTGTTGGATGTGGAGACGGTTCAGCGGGTGATATACAAGTACGAGGGTGCGTGGGATGGTGGCAAGCATCATTCGCACGGTGGCTTGAAGCATCCAGGGACGAGCGGTCCGACTTACTACCGGTTGCAGCCTTTCCAGGTGTTTGTGTTGGCTGCGATTTTTGCGCTGAAGGTGTGGGTGGACACTGGCGTGGAAGCCGGTAGCCGTGAGTTGTTGCCGAGTGAAGAAGAAAGAGGCCCCCTCCCGACCTCCCCGAGGGGAGGAGAAGGACAAATGCCTGGGGAGGGAAAGTCTTATATTTGGGATTTGAGGCGGTTGTGTACGGAGTTCACTTTGTACACGCCGAGGAAGACGGCGAAGACGCAGTTGGCTGGTTTCATAGGTTTTCTTTTCTTTATGGAGTTTGATGAGAACAATGAGGTGCTTTGCTGCGCGAATGCCAGCGACCAGAGCAAGATATTGTTCACGCGCATCCGTGACCTCATTCACCAGTTAGACCCAAAGGAACAGCGGATTCGATTCACGGCGAGTCAGGTGAACTGGAAGCCTGGAGGGTTTAGGAGTGCCAGCGTCACCGCGTTGTCAGCTGGCGGCAAGACGAAAGACGGACTGTTCGCTGGGTTGTGCCTGGCCGATGAGTTTGGTAGTGCGGCGTATGTGAACGGCGCCAGCGACATGGGCAAGTTGGTGAGCGTTGTGGAGAGCTCGATGGGTCCGAGGCGCGAGCCGTTGACGTTCATATCGACGACGGCGGGTGTGATACAAGCTGGGCCGTTCATCGACAAACTTGATTCCCTTAAACAACTTTTAATGGAAGAAGTTTGCGATGAGTCCATAGTCCATAGTCATGAATCCATAGTCAGAAGTGAGGACCGGCAGATGTGTTTGTTGTTGGAGCCGGACGAGTGGGAGATGACAGACGAGGAGTTCTTGCTGACGGACAAGAACGTGAGGCAGAAGGTGAACCCGATGCTGGGAGTCATTGTTCAGCATTCGTTCTACGACGACGAAGTAGCGAGAGCCAGGCAGAACCCCGAGAAGCGGAACGAGGTCATTTCTAAGTTGTTCAACGTATATCAGAGTGCCACCGTCCAGGACTGGATAACGCCCGAGCAAGTGCGGGCTTTGCAAGTGGAGAGGCGCATCGACGACTGCAAAGTAGACGACGGCTGGGAAGTGTATGCAGCGTTTGACTTCAGTCACGGGGACGACTTCGACGCTGTGACATTCTTGGCGTACAACGTGGACACTGGCGAGTATTTTGCCGATTGCGACGCATGGGTAAATGCCGACGCTTTCGATAGGAGTCCTTTCAACCCTTTGTATCGGAAATGGAGAGATGAGGGTTGGCTTCACGTCTCAGGGGAGACAGTCGTGGAGCCAGGTGCCCCGATACGGCGTGTTATGGAGTTGGATGAGAAGGGCGTGAGTTTCGTGGCTTTCGGTTATGACGCTTACCAAAGCAAAGAACCGATATTGCTGTTGAAGGAATGGCTGTTCAACACCTTCGACATGGACGTGAAAGACATCAACCAGATTGTGCGTCCGGTGAGTCAGACCTTTGCGCACTACAACGCCAGCGTTCAGAAGGTAGAGTATTGCGTCGACGGCACGGTTCCGCTGAAGTTTTCGAACAGTCCGCTGTGGCCCTTCGAGTTCGGCAACTGCGTGTTGGAGGAAGACAAGCGGATGGGAAATAAGAAGCCGTTGAAGCGGCACCCGAGTGGAAAGGTCGACAATGTGCAGTGTTTGTGTTCGTGCTTCAATCTGGAAGAGTCAGCCGGAGGCTGAGGTAAAGGTTACGGGTTAATGGTTAAGGGTTACAGATAAGAGATAAAAGTTAAGAGTTATGGATAGGGACGAAGATGACGAGATATTGGATGCACTTACGGAGTCAGTTGGTCGTGGTTGCCTGGAGGCGTTCATACTGTTTGTTGTGTTTTTGTTGTTGGTTCTGCTGTTTGGAGGGTGCAAGAGCGTAAAGTATGTGAGTGTTCCGGAGGTGAGGACAGATACGGTGCTGATTACGAAGCAACAGCGTGATTCGATTTGGCTGCATGACAGCGTGTATGTCCACGAGTGGGCGAAGGGTGATACGGTGTATGTAGAGTTGTCGAAGTGGCACACGAAGTATGTTGAGCGTCTGCGGACGGACACTTTGTATGAGCATAGTGTGGATAGTGTTGGGGTGCCGTACCCTATTGAGGTGAAGGTTGAGAAGGCATTGAATTGGTGGCAGAAGTTGAGGTTGAATGCTGGAACGATTGCTTTGATTTTGTTGGGCGGTTTTGTTTTTTGGAAGTTGTGGAAGTTGTGGCGGTTTTTTCATCCTTGACAGTAGACGAGTAAACGAGTAGACAAGTTGACAAGTTTTTGTCTAAAAAGTTGCACATTTGATGTCGTTTGTGCAAAAGTTAGACGAAAATCAAAGAAAAATACTAAAAAATTACACAAAAACGCAAAATAAATGACTAAATACTTGCACATATCGTAGAAAATGCCGTACTTTGCACCAGAGTTAAGAAAAAGAAGCCTCCTCAAGGGTGAGGGGCAAAATAAAAACAATTAAAACGGTGCGGCACACCATAACAACGGCGACAAGATTATGATTACAAAGGAAAAGGCAAATTTGATTGCAAAGATTTGGAACAATGGTTATTTCACAGATGCCACGAAGACAACAGCACGCGTGCAGAAGGCACACACAAAAGGTTATGATGTGATTATAGAGCCAGCCGGCGAGAACGATGGCCACGGTTTTTATGACCACGAAATGCTTTCTGATATTTGTCGCTTGCACAGAGCAAGTGCTTGCATCAGCCTGAGCACCAACAAAGAAGGCAAGTACTATATAGCTGCAATGATTTTTTAATAGAACTAACCGCGGGGGCGGGTGACCGCTCCCGCGCTTAATAATAACTTAATAATACTTAATAACTGGTGGCAACAGTAATTCAGCACAAGAAGATGGCACACAAGAAGATTTCGAAGGCAGACCTGAAGACGATGGAGAGTTGTTATTGGAGACTGCACAGATTGTATGAGAAATACAGAGAAGAAGACATTCCGACGAAGTACAACAACGGTTTCCAAGGCGAATTGATTGGAAGTTCGCTTGCAGCCCTTGACTGCATTTTCCAAGAATACGAAGACTAACCCTACCCTAACCAAAACGAAAACCAAATACTAACCAAACAATACATACAACTATGACTAAAAGAGATTTTTTGAAGATAAAGAGAAACATCGGTAAGTACGAAGGAAAGAAGGTTGCTTACAAAGCCTATGTCCCGCAAATTGAGAAATACAAGATGTACGAAGGAACAATCTTGGAGTGCGGAGAGGATGTTTACAAAGAATGTTTTGTTATTTTCTATGGCTATAACATACGACACGCGATTCATTATAGAAACTGCAAAATGATTGAGAACTAAACCGGACAAGGTAGGGCTTCGGCCCTACCCTAACGAAAACCTAAAAAGAGAAGGAACTATGAACAAAGAAGAGAAAGAGTTATTCAGACAAGCGGTGCGGGACCGTATAGGTGCCCGCATTGCGACGCTCCGCAAGTTAAAAGGATGGAGTCAGGAGGAGTTAAGCGAGAAGGCTGGCTTGCAGCGGACACACATCTCTCGCATAGAGGCGGGGAAGTACGCCGTGACGTTCGAGGTCGTTGAAGCGATAGCGGAGGCGTTTGGGATGACTGTCGACATCATCGACCAGAAACTGAGAGACCTTTACCGATTGTAAAGTTTACTGTTTACTGTTTACGGTTTACAGAGAAGGCGAAGCAGAGATGCTTCGCCTTTTTTGTTGGTACCCCCGAAGGGTGGCTTTTGCTTGCTGGTTAGAGAAAGGCCCCACCCAGACCCTCCCGAGGGAGGGGTAAGGTTTAAGGTTATTAGGTTATAAGGAGTTTAGGGTTTACAGAAATGTCGATTGATTTTGGAAGTATTGAGAGTGTGTTGGGGCTGCTGATAAGTGGCGGTGGTTTAGGTGCGTTGTTGACGTGGAAGTTCACGAAGCGAAAGGTTGCGGCGGAGGCGGGTAGTGCAGAGGTTGACCTTGCGCAAAAGGTGCAGGACACCTATCAGGATATGCTCGAATACAAGCAGAAGGAAGTGGAAGACAACCATCGGCTCATAGAAGAACTGCGTGCGGACCGTGACCACTACAAGCAAGGGTATGACGAACTGCGGAGCCGCCAGGACAAGACGGACGAGATAGTGAGATGTTTGCAAGACCAGGTGGCCGAAAACCGCAAAGAGATGAATATGATGCGCCCTTTTCTCTGCGGAGCGATAGGATGCAAGTTGCGGAAACCCGTGGCCGTTTTTGAGGCTGAAAAGCCAAAAACAAAAACGCCACGAAAAGTTAAGAGTTGAGAGTTTAGAGTCAGTTCAAAAAGTTTAGAGCAGACGAGTTATGAGGTTGACGCAGCATTTCAGTTTGGAGGAGTTGACGGCGAGTGCGACGGCTACGGCGAAGGGCATCAAGAACCAGCCGGACACGCAAGCTGTTGTGAATTTGACGGCTTTGTGCGTGATGGTTCTGGAACCATTGCGGAAATGGTGGGGCAAGGAAGTGAAAATCGGAAGCGGGTACCGCTGTAAGAAGTTGAACTTAGCGGTTGGCGGCGTCTCGAACAGTCAGCACATGACGGGTCAGGCTGCTGACCTCTGCATCGACGGTGACAAGCAGAAAGGGCTGAAGTGGTTCGAGTACATACGTCGGAACCTGGTGTTCGACCAGCTGATTTGGGAACATAATGCGAAGGGAACGTTCTGGGTGCATGTGAGCTACAATGCGCAAGGCGGGAACCGGAGGCAAGTGATTGACAATTTGCTGAAGAAGTAAGGGACCCACCCCCGTCCCCTCCCTGAATGGAGGGGGGAGACGAACACGAATTACACGAATGGAACGAATAAGGCTCGCTGAAAGGCGGCCCTTTTTTGTGTCAAAAAGTGAATAGTAACCCCTAAAGTGGTTAAAGTGCGTTAAGTATGGAGCAATCGAATGGAACAGTATCTATTGAAGGTTACACTGAGAACGCACAAATGCTTGAGCGTTTGTTGACGAATGATGCGGATTTTGCGAAGGCTTACCGGAAGTTGATACGGAAGGCTTTGCAAGAGGCGAGGCGTCGAGTGAGCAATGACATAAAGTTTGCAATCGGCGTAAACAAGGACCCGAGGGATGCGTACAAGGCCGTGAAGATGGCCGTTTATAAGAGCATGTTCGGCGGCAACATCAGCATTCTGAGCCGAAAGAAGGCCGGAGCCTGGCAAACGAAATATCACGAACCAAGAACATTGGTCGCTGGTCAAAGGGGTGGCAATAGGGTGCCCATGAGCGCGAGGACCATACAAGTGAATTCGTACTACGGCATCGACCGCGGTTTCATTTTGCGCTGGCTGGAGGACGGCACGCAACTTCGAAGTGCCGGTTCGCGCGGCGGCAAGTTACACGGGAACCGAGGCAGGATTAGTCCGAAGCATGAGTTTTCGAGTGATGCACCGCGAGAGATGGAGAAGGCGATAGGTGAGATTGCGGATGAGTTTGCAGCGTACATCGAGCAAGTGGTCAATGGTTAGAGTTTACTGTTTACCGTTTACTGTTTACAGATAAAAGATAAAAGATAAAAGTTAGGAATGGCAAATAAAAATTTCCTTTTTCGCGCGGTAGCGGACACAAAAAACTACGATGCGAATTTAGCGAAGGCGAAGAAGCAACTTGACAGTTTTGCGAAGGCGAATTTGAGTGCTGGCGGAGCCGTGAAGCAACTGACTGGTAGTTTGGTATCTGCTGCGACAAGATTTGCGAGTATAACAGCCGCCGTTGGTGCTTTAGGGACAGCCTTCAAGTCGAACATCGAGACAGCGAAGAACTTCGAGAAGTCGATGTCGCAGTTGTCGAGTCTGACCGGCATGGTCGGTAAGGACCTGGAGAAGTTGAAAGGTTATGCCATCGAGTTAGGTGCGTCGACCACTTTGACCGCGAGTCAGGTAGCAGACGCCTTCAAGTTGATAGGCAGTCAGCAGCCCCAGTTGTTACAAAGCGGCGAGGCCCTGAAGCAAGTCACGAAGTATGCCATCACTTTGAGCGAAGCCGCCGGCATCGAGTTAGCCACGGCCGCCCAGACCCTATCGACCTCCATCAACCAGATGGGAGGCGACTCGAACAACGCCGCCAGGTATGTGAACGTGCTGGCCGCCGCGAGTCAGAAAGGCGCCGGTGACATTGCGTGGTTAGGCGAAGCCCTCACGAAGTCGGCCACCGCAGCGAAAGCCGTCGGCACCGACTATGAGGAACTGGTTGCCAACCTTGAACAGCTGGCGAAAGCCGGTTTCGATGCCAGCACCGCCGGAACCGCTTTGCGGAGCATCATCATGAATTTGGAGAAGCAAAGCAACAGCGAGTTCAAGCCCAGCGTTGTCGGTTTGACGCAAGCCTTCGAGAACTTAGGCAAGGCCAACTTAGACCTGACCGCCTATCAGGAACTTGTAGGCAAGATGTTTGCCACGCAAGCGAAAGTGTTGGCCGAGGCCAGCGGTGCGGCGAGGGACATGACCACCGCCATCACGGGCACCAACATCGCCGAGGAGCAAGCCAAAACCAACACTGACAACCTGGACGGAAGTCTGAAGCAACTGTCGAGTGCGTGGGAAGGCTTGAATTTGCACATCAACTCGAGCAACGGTTTCCTGAAAAGTTGTGTCGACTGGTTGAAAGACGTCATTGTTAAGGTTGACGTCCTTTTGAGCAAGGAAGCCCGCATTTCGTCCTTCTTCAAGAAATTGAACGGAGGCGACAGTGGAGACAGCGGGAGTTTGATAGGTAGGTACACGCAAGACCTTCGGAACGCCAGTCCGGAAGACCGGGAAGCCTTGTATCAACAACAGCGAAACGCCCTGCAAAAGATGTATGCCGACGCCACGTCGCGTATGGAGGATGCTCAGTCGCCCAACACCCGCTTCGCCAACTTTATGAAAGGCGGCGTTCGGAAATGGACCAAAGAGATACAAGACGCCAGGGCCGAAGTGGCCGCCGTAGAACGAATGATGAAAGATTTGCGTGCGGCTTACGAAAGCATCGGCGAATCTGGTGCAGCGATAGCGAACACCACCACCGATTTGGGCGAGACGACTGATAGCGGCACGGGTAGCGGCAAAGGCAAGACAGTCAGTGCCATCACCGGTTTCAGCGGCGTGCGCCAGATAAAAGACAAGCGTCAGTTTGACTTTAGTGCCATACTTGAGAACGCCCAGAAAGCCGTTGACCAAGCCGTAGCCGCCGGCAAGTTGGACGTGTTCGGCAAGATGCTTGAAGGTCAAGGGTTGGACAAGACAGTGTTCAGCTTCATTGATAACCTGAAGAACAACCTATCGAAAGCGGAAGTGGGGAGTGCCCTTTATGGTAGCCTCTCCGGCCGTCTTGCCGACGCCGAAGGTTTCCGTAATCTTATAGCAGAGGCCATCACTGACGGCGTGGACCTTGCCAGCGTGAACCTGGACGGCATCAAGACCAAGTTGTTCAACGCCGAGGACATCGACGAAGAGCTGCAAGCGCTCGTTGACTACATCAACAAAGAGAAAGGCGGCATTCCCATCAAGATGAACTTCGAGACCGGCGAGATAGAAGGCACCGGCAAGAAAGGTTATACGATAGAGGCCTTCGAGAAAGACCAGCAGAACACGCAGAAAGTTGTGAGCGGACTCCAGAGTGTTTCGAGCGGTTTGCAGCAGATGGGCATACGTTTGCCGGAAGGCGTTCAGAACGTCTTGAACGGCATTCAAGGTGCGATGAGCGTCATCCAGGGCGTGATGAGCATCATTCAAGTGTTCCAGACGACCACCGTGACCAGCCAGATAGCATCGCAGACAGCCAACACAGCCGCGTTGACAGCATTGACGGCAACCGTAGCGGCCAACACAGCCGCTTTGAGCGTGAACAGTGCGACGAGCCTCATTCCATTTGCGAAGGGTGGTGTTGTAAGGGCTGCGAATGGTGTTGTTCCTGGTCAGATGTGGGCGAACGATAGGGTGCCCGCGTTGCTGAACAGCGGCGAGGTTGTGCTTTCGAGGGCGCAGGCTGGCGTGTTGGGGAGCCTTTTGAGTGAAGGCAGAAGTAAGATGGAAGGCGCTGGTCAGCCGTATGTTTCAGGCGAACAGATATATCTGGGTTTGAGCAATTATTTGCGTCGCACGGGACGCGGTGAACTATTGATGGCAAGGTGATATGAGTTGGGTTAATACATATAAGATTCCGTTTGAGAGTCGGTTGGGCGACCAGTATGAGGTTCGGATATACGAGGAAAACGCGTCGGTGACCCGTCCGGTGACGCTGGTCGGTAGTGACCAGCCGTTCGTTACGCAAGAGAATGACGACAGTGACATCTTCACGTCGATGCGTACGCAGACCGGATATTTGCGGGTAGTTGACACCACCGTAAACGGTGACCTTTTGGAGACGTTGATAGCGAGGGCGAACACCGAGAAGTTGGT